AGATCAAGTGCATGAGCAGCATCATCACCCAATGTTGATGCGGTAATTCCTCCACAATGTCTAATTAATTTAAAGGCCATTATTCACTACTCCTAGACTGATAACATTTCTCGTTCAAAATAACTTAAAAGAGTCTTTTCAGGCACTTTGAACTTTTTTGCAATGTTTTGTATAGTTTTCTCGAAAGTATTTAGGAAATCAGAAGGTTTAGCATCCATAATTTTAAAAATTTGGTCAACAGCTTCCTTCATCTTAGGAGAAAGTTTCTTATACTCCTTAGATTTTTTATGTTCTTCCTTTTCAACAACAGTTGAATTATACAGTTCTTCAAGTGTCTTCATCAGCAGTTTCTACTTTTTCCGCATTAGATACAAAAGATTTTGATATCTCTTGTCTTTTTATTTCTAAAGTATCACCAACCTTAGAAGAAATTGTACTCTTAAACACCTTCTCTGCTTCTACATTATCTCCTGATACAACTGCGTCTACAAATTCTTTGGTCATTATCTTTTCCTTTTCTTGACAATAAATGCCGGATCGGTTTCAGCTTCAACTGGTTCTTCTGGTGGAGGAGCTTCTTCTGCATCAGGGTCTATACCCATAGCCTTATCTGCTCTATCGGATGCACTATCTGCTGGGTCCATAGGCATACCATCTGGTCCAACAGGAACTCTATGTATACCATCACCGCCCGGAGGCACAACAATTCCACCATCCATTGGATCAGTATCCATCTCTTTCTTAATCTGATCACGCATTTCTTGAATTTCTGTATCGTTCATGCGTAATACTTTCTTCAATACATATTCTTTACTGAAGAATGTTCCAATATATGCTTCAACTGTCTGTAATTGATTAAGTCTATTCTCTAAAAGTTCTGCATCCTTTAATTCTGCAAAATGACCGTCAGCAAGATAATCATATTGAATATGTTCTTGTATCTTTGACCAATCTTCTGGAGCAATAATACCCTTTAATAACAATTGTGTTTTAAGAATGTCAGTAAATATTGGAGAAAACTTTTTACGAATACGTTGTACAAACTTCGTAAATTTAAGTTCATCTCTTGTTATTTCTGTTGAACGACCAAGACTAAATCCACTCTCTGCTTCAAGTCTTGATATCGGCACATTAAGTGAACGATATAATTTTGTACGGAAATATTGAATATCATCAATCTCGCCAAGATTAGAACCACCCGGCAAAGTCGTAATTTCTGTACCTCTACCACCTTCTCGGCGTGGAAGCCAAAAATCTTCCAACATGCTCATATGATTCCTATCGTCACGAATCTCTCCTGTATTAGCATCATACACAAGTTTGTTACGATAACGATTCATTACATCTTTAAGATATTGTTCTGCCTTAATTTTTGGGAGATTACCAACATCGATATAAAAAATGCGACGTTCTGGTGCTCGGGAGATACGATAGATAACAAGCGCATCTTCAATCATACGCAATTGATTGACAGGTTTTATTGCTTTGTGTAGATAGGAAAGTACTCGGCCACCATTACCTTCAATCAAACCAGAGGGAACGTAAGTAATAGCATCAGGTGCAATTTTTATTCCTTGATTAGACCCAACACCGCCAGGCCCCGTCAAACCTTTTTCATTATATACAAAATATTCATCAATTTTCTCAGCTACTTCAACTCCTTGATGTTTAGGATCAACTTTTTTCTGAACTTCTCTAACTTTCTTAATTTTAGTTGCATCAATATATCTTAATTCAGTAATACCTTTTCTTGGATTTTTGGTGTCTATAACCTTATGATAAAAAATCCTACCATCTACATACCAACGCCTAAAGATATCATGACCTTTCTGTTCAAAGTTAAGCAAACGCAAAACTTCATCAAATTCTGTCCTGATTTTTCTTTTGATTTTATCTGGGTAATGTAAACGGTCTAAAGAAATTTCTATTGCTTGATCATTTTGATTAGAAACAATACCTTCATTTACAATATCTTCAATAGCAGTATCACATTCAGCCTGTTGAGCAATATCACGATATCGTTTGATTAAATCTAAATCAGATCGTTCTCTACCGTCTGTATCAAGAATTTGGCCAAAGAAACCACCACCGGCAACATCGATAGTACCATCATCAGAAGTTGGAATGGAGAATGTTTTTTCTCCATCCCTTTCCTTAGATGATCTCTGTATTGTGAAACCAAAAAGTTCTGCCATAATAACTCCCTACCAGTTATTACTATTTAGTAGGTTTCAAATTAGAAATTAACGTCTGACGACTCGTAACTTTGATATCTCCAAGTTACATCAAAAGTTTCTATTGCAGTTGAAGCGTCAGATGAAAGAGCAATTTCTGTAACGCCTTCAGGCCAAGCACTTCTGAAAATATAACTTTTTAATACTGTATCATCACGATCTAAATGTTCTACCATAAGGTCACTTTGATAATCAGAAGGATTTACCTTTCCTTTACCAGTAGTAAGATCATTAATGCCGTTAGACCACCGTTCCATTGCGTTACGAATCATAAAATCCGTATCGTTATAGAAAGTAGTTGTCCAAGCATCAGCAAATTCTCTATCCCCAGCAATATTAATTGTTCTGCCTCGGAAGGGAATTGCAATGTTTGGAAGAGACATTGCTGGTAAATTTGCAGCACTACATAATAAAGATGTTCTACCAAGAACAAGCCCAACGGCAATCCCAATTGGTTCTGTAATTGTTACCCTAAACTGATTAGCTCGAGCGCCACCACCGATAAGAGCAGCTTTAAATTCATCAATATTTGGCATGATTAACCTCCTATCTCACTAAACTCAACACCCGTTCGCACGGCGATGAAGTTTAGTGTAATGAAATTGATTGAACGTGCAGGTTTAATGTACATATCTCCAATAAACTCATTTCGATCAATAATCTCTGGTGTGTTATTTGTACTATCACATACAACCTTGAAATCAAAAATACCACGGCGACCTTGAACATCTCTCAAGAAAGGTTCAACCATATTACGGAATTGGGCCCGTGTAAACTCATCGTTGAACTCAAAGAGCATGTACTTAGCAGCAGTTGCGATTGCCTTTTCAAGAACCAAGAACAACCGGCGCACGTTAATACGGTCAAAAGCACTTGGTTTTGTTTGAGCAGTCTTGTCTCCAAATAAAACTACTCCTTGGCCGGGGAAATTAACTACCGGATTAATCCTTGCACGATAGAGAACATCTCTTTCAGATTTCATTGGATTATATGATAGTTTAATTGCACCACGAACAGCGCCTCTATTATATCCGGCAGGACTATACCACGGGTCAGCAACACCATCTGTATATGCACAAAGTCCAGCAGTGTCACCGTTCATTGGTACAAAACGATATACATCGTTGTATTTGTCATACATGTATTTGTAACAACTATCATAAACCATGTAGGATGACGATGGGCAAAGATCATATGCAGTTTTAACATTTTCTGCGGCTGTTGCAGCAGTTGCAGCAGAAGCAGCAAGACCAACATGTGCAGCCCGATTAGGTGAAACAAATCCCACACAATCTTTCCTAATCTCACAAAGGTCAGTAATCATTGTTACATGAGTGTCCTGAGTTGCATTTGTATTTCCAGCACCGCCACCCTTGGCACCCAAGACAAGGTTAATATCCAATGATTCTGTGTCTTTGAACTTATCATAACCAATTGCCAACTCTCCAGCAGTTACAGCATAATCGTCTGTTCCACCAGAAAGTGCATCAATCGTAACAGGACGAACATCAGTATAAGCAGTTGTTGTGTCTGTACCCCAGTTAGAACCAGCAGAAATATGATCTGTCCAGTAGATATATTTTGATGCGCTTTGAATAACATCAGGATAATAATTACTAGCACCTTGAACGGTCTTTGCAACAGAACACTTTGACATGTTAGCATGTGTTTCTAATACTGAAGATGTTCTTGCACCATTAGCACCGCAAGCACCAGTAGTGCAAACACCACCAGCCTTACCAGTAATGGCACCAGTTGTGTCATAAACTACAACATGCATTTCATCACCAGTACCCTTACTATTTGCTACGGCCCAATCTGAATTACCGGGAGCTGCATCAAATAGGTCATAATACCGCCAACGACGAAGGATATAACTATCGTCTGCAATAGCGTTTTGCAAACCAACACCATTTGGATCATCTCTTAGACGAATTGTAAGAGTTTCCGAAGAAATTGCAGTTACTTCATATTCATTAAAATCATCAACCGGAGTAGTACAAGCTGCATCCGAATAAAATGAAATCAAATCACCGATATTAAATGCATAATTAGTTGCATCGGCATCGTCAACAGTAATTGTTGTATCACCAGCAGCTGCAGCGGAGTCATCTACTTGATTGGCATCATCCATCTTTTGTTCATATGCAGTAGCACTAGGACAAATCTGAACACCGATTGCATTGCCCCAAGTACCGGGCGACCTTGCAGCCCACTCACCATGAGAACCTTGTCCAGTGGAGAAGGATGATTCATAATGATCCTCATCACGAATAAGAATACCAGAATTCGCACCAGCATTTAATACACCGGAAACACAACGAACTACTCGTAGTGCATCTGAATATTGTAGGAAGTTTGCAGCAGTAAACCACCATTCAAACTGATTGCTTGAAGATTGAGGTTTACCGAAAATCTCCAAAAGTTGTGCCTCGTTCCCAATAGAAACTACAGAACCCACAGGGCCCTTTTCAAATGGTCCAGCGATGGCACCAATCGTAGTCTGAACAGCAGGAACAATATTTGTAAGATCAATCTCTCTGACATGTACGCCAGGTGAAACTAAAAATCCCATTGTTTTACTCCTTTAATTAATAGAGTGCTTTTATTATTATTGTGATAATATTTATAAAAAATAATTTTCCAAGATGACTTTTTATATGTGTCGAATTGTATAAATACTTTTATGGCAAATGCTCACTATGAAAAATATAAAGACACCATTAAAAAAGTATCTCGCAGAAATTACCGCAAAAGAATTGTTTTACTAAATGAATTTTTATCAGACAAATCTTGCCAACACTGTGGTGAAAGTGAAACAATGTGTCTCAAATTCTACCCTCATGATTCTGAAATACGAAAATTAACAAAAAGAGTTGGTACTAGTAATGATAGCCGGAAAGAAATATTTCATCTAGTAAACAATTCTACCATATTATGTTCGAATTGTTGGATTAAAGCACATAATGACTTAATCGAATTTATTTAATTCTTTACCAATTTGAACCATAATCTCTAACAACTGGATTCCATCGTGTTCCATATTCATCAACTATCTCACCAATATTTTCATCTTCTAATCCAGTAACAACAAAACCGAATGGAGCCATATCTTGTTCCAATGCGTCCTGTTGTTCTCTCATCATAGTTTGTCTTATATCCATGTCAGTTAGTTCTTTGAAATAAGTTTGATCTGTCATCCATGCAAAAATGAACATACAGGCAACTAAATCATCCGTACAACCATCGTCTGCCTCATATGAACTTCCCTTTACAATAAAGGTAGATAATTCACTAATAATGTCTAAGTCTTCTATTATCAATTTATTATCTTCAATTAATTGTTTGAGATTGGAACAACCAATTTTCTTAACTGCCTTTGTTGTCCTCACACCTAATTGAGCTCGTCCACCAGAAAATCCTCCACCAAGAATTTGTCCTGCTCGTCCACGCATGGAAGCCATGACAAGATTATCATACTCTAAATCATATTGTAAAGCACTAGCAACCTGTTCACCAATATCATTTACTTCTATAGTTACAAAGGCTTGATTGTATGCTCGAGCAACATCATATATCTTTGAAGGAAACAGTAGAGGTTTAATTTCATTATCTCTATATTTTGCGACAATACGATAAGGCATTTCAGATACATCAAATATTAAAAATGCAGAATAATCATTCTTGGTGCCACGGGAAACGTCAGCAACTAACACATATGTTCGTCCAGGCTCAGGCTTTTCATATAAGTCAATCCCTGCATTAGATTGTGTTGGGTTTTTATAAGACATTGTTCTTAATTTTTGTGGTGTAATCAAAGTGTCAATAGAACCAAGGAATTCACATTCAAACTCTGTGTTGAACTGTGACACAGAAGTATTTTTAATAGTCTCTTCTTTCCAAGCAACATCTCGGCCGGGGATTTCACTCCAATGCACCTCAATAGGAATATAAGAATTTCTCTCATTCTCTGCATCGTTCCACAACTTATAAAACATATTCATGCCGTGTGGTGTGGAAACAATCATCACCTTTGTTGTCTTACCAGATGAAATGGTAGGATATACTGATGAAAAAAACTGTTCGGCAACATTAGCAGGAACATAAGCAAACTCGTCAAGGAAAATGATGTTATAAGAACCACCACGAACAGCACTTGCAGAAGTAGACGAAGCAAGTATCTTACTACCATTCTCTAGTTCAAGACTCCCTTTGTTCCAAGACATAACGCCTTGTTGCAACCACTTTGGAAGATTTTCGTATGCGAGTTGCAGTCTACCCAACAAGTCCCTTGCAGTAGCCGCCTTGTTAGCAAGTATCGCCACATTGACAGAAGGATTAAACAAGACATAATGCAACAAATATGCTATAATGGTGGTTGACTTGCCTGACTGGCGAGGAAGTTTGCAGATGGTGAAACGATTGTTATGAAATGTTCCCACCATCTCCTTTTGAAAATCATAAAGTTTAAATGGAATGAGGCCTTCATCCAGCGAGACAATTTTAATATACTGTTGTATGAAATAAATAGGGTCTTTCATACATTTTGCATATTCCTCAACCTCTTCCTTGGTCCAAGTCTGTTGAACATTGGCCTTTTTGAGATTCGGATTACGTAAATAGACCGAATCACCGGACATTATTTGTCCTTCAACATTTTTTGAAGCTCTGTTGTAGAACCAACAAACAAAGCGTTAGTTACATTCTTGGGTGCGTTGTTTGGTACTTTTTTTAATTCCTTCATCTTTTTCTGAAGATCGCCAAGCTTCTCCGTGACCTCTGCTACATTTTTAATCAGTTGTCCAGCGACCTCATATGTCCTTGGATGTTCACTTTCTTTAGCAAGCTCAAGAATACCATCGATGGCATTGCTCCCCTTTTCAACCAAATTATAAAATTGTTTCCTTTGATATTCATAATCATTTTCTAAATCATCTTCATTGATAGTAGGAGAATAGTTTTCTACATCAATAGTTTGAGGAACAATTTTCTCTACAACACCCAATTCTCTATCAATTTTCGCCATGGTAATATTGTTTTTCATTATTCGTCTTCACCTGTCATTGGATTAAAATCTTTTGCATCTTGGAAGAATGATGTTGTTTCATTAAATCCAAAGTTATCATCTGCATCAGCTGATGTTGGATCTGGTGTTACTGTGTATCTCTGCTCTCTCTTTGGTGATTGATCCGGCAAATCTGTATATTGATCAACCTGAACTGTCTTAATAACCTTACTCGAAGTAACAGGACCATAAAGATAAAATTTAGTAGTAAAGGACATTGTATATATCAAAGCTCTACGAGAAACAAAATCTCCATCATAATTGTCTTCATATGATATACTGTTCAAAATGATAGGAACATCTTTCTTAATTCCCATGTCTGACATATCGTTAATAGTAAGAGTATAATCTGGTTGAAAGTAGGGAAGAATTTGTTCCACAATCTGTAAAGCATCATCAGACTGCTTTGCCATGATATATAATTCAAAGTCTAAATTGTATGGTACAGGCATATATTGCGTGTCTAGTTGTTTTGTATTTGCACCTTTGACTTTCTTAAATTTCTGCACCCGACTCAATTTTCTTGCTGGATCATAAGAAAGGTCTTTAATTTCAAATCCAATTCTAGGAAGTGTGATAGCAACCTGTTTCGTTAAATCAGCATCTTCTCGCAAACGCACCAGAAACTTTTCTCTTGGCCCGTAAGCAAGAGGAACTTTCATAGTTTGTATTATTGTTCCAGAATTGTCCTTACGAACAAGACTGATATCATTAAACAATGTCCCGAAAGAAATAACTATTTTTCGTATGGTTTCGTGGTAGAATTGAGTTCCTAGCATTATGAACTACTCCCTGCATCTCCAAATGGATTTGATTCACTGAAATCTAAAATCGGCCGACTTTGAGTTTCGAAATACTCATTTTGTGATGTCATATCGATACTCATATCACCAACTATATAGTCTTCCTGAATGAGATATTGATCATCACCAGTATCAGCAGGCCTTTCAAGCATAATACTTTCGCCAGCGGATTGTGTATCGTCTTCACCGATTATATTATCACCAGCATCAGCAGACCCATCAGTTGAGTCTATTAATAACAATTCATGTTCTGGTGTGTATTCTAATCTTATCTCTTCGTTAACCGCTGAAGATTGTTCCAGAGTAAATTGATGAACAAGTGCATCTAGAGAATGTTCAGTTTCAATTGCATCAAGAGCTGTAATACCAGTATCGATAACTTCAGAACTATAATCATACAAGCGACAATGTAATTTATATACTGGATTATTATCTAACTGATAGAATGGTTCATCATGGTCTACAAAATTGATTTG